TCTAAATCAGCAAATGAAACAATAACTTCTATATTAGTATTTTGTCTTGTCCATTTATGACATTGTGATATAAAATAACTCTCTGTATTCTTAGGTGTATCATCAATACAAACTAATCTTCTTAATTCCCAACATCTATCAGGATTAATTGGATTATATTTTTTAGCAGTCGATGGCATTGATGGGTAACAATACATAGCAGCACCAATTAGTTCTTTGTCAAAACCAAACTTACCCTCACGAAACATAGCAAAACATTGTATATGTTGTACTCCATTTGTACTATGAGAGTAGTGATGTTTCTCAATAAACTTAGATATTACTCTTCGTTCTACTGGTTCTACTATGAACTCAGTTACCTTCATATGTCCAAATTTCATCTGCTATCAATAAATGTGTTGGATATATATCCCAATCTTCATGAGGTTTTTCAACCTTTTCTTTCTTTGTTCTGAATCCTAATAATTCTTTAACTTTACTCATTCATTAAATCCTCATATCTATTAGATAACATCTTTTTCATAATATTATCTCTGTTGTCTATTTTACCTTGTTGTTCTTTACCACCAACAGAGTTACCCTCGTATATTTCCATTTTACCAGTATTAGTATTTACCTTTGCTGGGAATGTTATACCATCAGGACCAAATCTGTTTTTGATAACGTGGAATCTACCTGTATTACCTATCTTATCTTCCACTTTCCTACTTAATGACATTACAAAATCTGCTGTCATAATCTTTTGATATGATTCTGAAACCTTAGTAGCCTCAATCACATCTTCGTCTAAAGCACTTCTGTTAGCTTGTGAAGCAGTCCATACAGGAATCTGAAACTCACCAGCCATACCTCTTAAATCTTCGTATATGTTTCCAAGTGCGTGTCTTACTTCTCTTGCACCACCTGTATCTTTTAAGATGTCAGCATAATCAACTACAACCATATCTATTTTTGTTCCTAATGTAGTCAATCTTTTCAAATGAGCCGATAAGGTATTTACACTTGCAGATTTAGTTGGATAATACTTAATAACTAAATCACCTTTTAATTTATCCATTTCACCTTGAACATCATCTTTATGATATTTAAGATTTTGATTTGCAATACCTGTAAAGATTGAATCATATCTCAATCCAACATAAGCCTCATTTAATTCTAATGTATAGTGAACTATATGTCTTCCTTGTTTCATTGAGTTAGCACCAATTGCAGCTAATACCCAAGTCTTACCAACACCGGCAGGAGCAACAATCACTCCAAGTTCTCCACCACCAAGTCCACCTTGAGTTAAGTCATCTATAACATCCCAACCAGTTGGAACTGTTGTTCTAGCAGTTTCTGAATACCTATCTTCAATGTGTTCGATATACTCATGTCCTATGTTCCGTTCAGTACCAGCGTTTAAAGCGTCATCAACAAGTCTTTTGATTTGTTCATAGTCACCATTAGCTTCTAATATATCAACTGATTGTACAATAGCATTCTTTAATGTTTGGTTCTTGAAAAAGTCAAGAGCTTTATCTTGTATAAATTCTAAATCAGGTGATTCCATATGTCTAAATACTTCTTTTAAATTCTCAACAATAGCAACCTTTAATATATCATTTTCTACTTCACTTGTCTTTACTTTAAATACATCAAGTGTTATACACTTTCTATACTCATCATAATACTTTTTACACTCCTTTACAATCCATTTTAAACTATCGCTGTCGTAATGTTTTTCATCAAGTATATCGTGTATCTGTTCAAGAAACGATTGATTTTTCATTAGACTAGCAATAGACTTTATCTGAAATGTATGTCCAAAATCTTGTAATTTATCTGTCACTCAATCCCCTAAATCTATCTAATCTGGTAAACTCCATAACCCAATTATCGAAGTTTTTAATACCAGTTTGTAATTTATCCTTTAAAAACATTGTTTGAAATCTATACTTAATCAATTGTGGAACTTTACCATTTACAGCACCTTGAATTTTCATCTTAGTATGGTTTGGTATGTCTACATTGTTTAATTGCATTAGTAAGTAATTTCGTTTGATCAAGTTACAACTATTTTTTATACTTTCCAAGAACTTTATTTTACCATCTGAATTTTCTGCAAAATCTATTAAATCTTTAGCAGTAAATTTCTGATCCTCTAAAATTCCTGGGAGAAATTTTTTCACAGTCTTGAGGCCTGCACCTTTTATTCCCCCTATATTATCTGACTTATCACCATCTAATATTCTGAAGGTTAACATATTCTGTGAATGTATCCCATATTCATCGAATATTTCTTTCTTAGTATAAAGTTTCTTTTTTGTTGGAGACCATACTTTTACTCTATCATCTACCAATTGTAAAAAGTCTTTATCTGTTGACATTAAAAATATATCACTTTTTGGTAATAGTTGTTGTGATATGTAAGCCATTGTATCATCAGCTTCTATCCCATCTACACATATTAGAGTTAAAGGTAATTGTTCTAAATACTCAATCAACCTACCCATTTGTTGTCTCATTGAAGCTTGTTCATCTTGAGGAGCTGTTCCCCAATCCACATTACGATTAAGTCTTCTCTTTACTTTACGAGTTCCCTTGTATTCTGGATATATCTTTTGTCGTCTACCACTACCATTCTTACCATCAAAGACAATGATTACTCGTGATGGTTTTAGAATGTCTGAAGTATATCTTACTGACTTTAGAAATCCCATCATACCACCAACGTGTAATCCGTCTTCGTTTAATGCAGGATTAACTGCGAAGGCTCGAATAAATGTATTCAAGCCGTCCACAATTAATACTCTATCATTAAGATGTTGAACTGTCTTCGGTTTTTTACCTTTGGTTTGTTCTAAAAAAGATATAAATTTTTCATTTAAATCAGTTTTAGATTTCATCCATTACCTCATCCGTTTGTTCTACATCATCAATACCAAGTTCCTTAGAATCATATTTAATAATACAAGCTTCACAGATTAATCCGTAACAATAATCTTTTAATTCTGAATTACCTAACATAAGTTCTTCAAAATCTTTAGATAAAAATTTGTATTCTTTAATTAATTCACCAGTTTTAATATCAGTATGTTGTAATGTATACCAAGCACCACCTATTTTAATAAGTTTATGGTCTTTCATTACAGTCAACCAACTACCAAAGTCATCAATACCTTTATCAAAGAATAATGGAAACTCTACAGTCCTCATTGGAGGGCCGAGACGATTCTTAATCACTTGTCCTTTGATTTTAATACCTATGGTATTTTTATTAGTATCTTTGATTTGTCCAGCATTTTTGAATCTAACACGAGTTGATGAATGAAATGGAAGAGCCTTACCACCTGAAGTAGTCCAAGGATCTCCAAACATTACACCTAACTTTTGTCGTAATTGATTTGTGAAAATCAATGCAACTTTTTGTCGTGCTATCATCTGTGTTACTTTTCTCATAGCCTTTGATATTATGATAGCTTTAGCTGTTGCCCAACCATCTTTATCAAAGTCAGCATCCATTTCTTGTTTAGTAGAAGCAGCTGCAAGTGAATCAACCAAGATTGTAACTAATCTATCTTTGTCGGATTCTCTGATTTTTGTAACAATTGTTTCAATGGTATCAAATATCTCTTCACAAGTTTCAAGATGTACATATACCATTTTACTTGTATCAATACCAATAGCTCTCAAGTATTCTTGAGATACTGCTGATTCTGTATCAATGTAAACTGCTATACCATCTTGTCTTTGTGTTGAAGCTAATAAATGAGAACCTATTAGAGATTTACCACTACCTTCTAAACCATTTAACTCTGTGATTTTACCTACGGCAACTCCACCATTTGGTTTATTAGCAATTGCTAAATCTAACATAGTTGAACCAGTTGAAATCCAACCCGTAACATCAGTAGGATTACCACCCTCTTCAAGGAAGTAAGCAACCTTTTGATGTTTGAATTGTTTATTTAGTTCATCGGCAATAATTCCAGCCAATTCGTCTTTTTCTGACATATTGTTCTCCTATTATGATGTGGTTGTATCCGGTAACTCAAGCCTTAGCGGTTTTATCTAAGTCTTCAACAACCACACATATTTGTTTATTGATTAACTATTGAATAAACTATCAAATGCATCTGACACATCAGTTTTAGCAGTTGTCGAAGTTTGAGTAGCAACTTTTTCAGTTGTATTCGTACTTGTTGTAGCTGTAGCTGTTTGTGTATCATCAGATGGATTTAAAAAGTTTTGAAGAACATCTTTTAACTCATCATAAGATGGTTCATTATAAAGTTCTGTCAAATCAGATTGATTATCCATTATAGTTGTAAGTAACTTAGCATCTTCAGTAATAGCCGTCTGATTAGGTTTAACCCTTACAGTAGTTTTACCGTATTGATTACCAGCCTCAGCAGGTGTTTGTCTTTCGATACCAATATCTCTACCACCAGTTGCATCTGTTATGTCTCCATAATCAGGGTCAGCAATAACAGCAAGTAATTCTTGATATACTGTTTTACCAAATCCCCAAAATTTAACACCTTCAGATTCTTTACCACGAACTACAACGGGTGCAAAAGTACGCATTTTAGGTTCAAGTCTTTTACCTTGAATCCATTCGTCTTTATTACCTGTTGATTTTAGTTTGTCAGCAAATTCAGCCACTGGGTCAGGACGACCAAATGACATTGGTGATAGGTATGTTTTATTATTACCTAAATTATAATGAAAGTATAACTCAATGAAAGGATTATCTTTATTATGTTTGTAAGGAACAACACGAACAACTTGATTACCTGGTTCAGGTTTCCAAAAGTTATCTTTGTTTGATGTTGTTGATTGTAGTGTTGCTAGTTTGGATTTTATTGCATTTATATCCATTTTTGTACTTCTCCTGTGTTTTATTATTTATCGTTTATTGTTTATGGTTTTATGAACCATATAACCTATTTGTACTATCTTTACAATATACGAAACAAATCGCATATAAGTCAAGCTTTTTTTTATTTATTTTCAAATTTTTTCCATTTACCTATTGGACACTCTGCTGTGGCGTAATGTGTTTTAACATTCATAAAGCATCCACACTCTGTACATCTTCCATCTTTTTTGTTTGTATCTGGATTGGTTTCGTCATACAATAACCTATCACACTTAATACATTCATCCCATCGTTCTTGTGCAATTTCTTGGGGAACTATGATATGTTTTCCTTTTAAGAATGCTTTTAGACTCTTCCAATGGTCTACAGCTATATTACGAACCATTTGAGATGCTGGTGGAAGTTTATTTTCTTCCTTTAACATTTCCTCTGATTCTTCTATGTTATGTAATTCTTCTTTGGTGGCTTCTCTATCTCGTGTAACTTTTGGTTTAAAGTTGAATTTCACTTAACTCCTAAATGTTTCATTAATTTATCCATTTTTTGTTCTAATCTT